AAAAAAGGAGTAAAAGAAAATGGAAAGCAAGGAAAAACAAAAGAAGAATAATACTAATATAAAAGAATATAGAACAACTATTACAGATATTATTGTAAGAAATTTAAATGAAAATAATGATGTAGATAATAATAAAAAGGAAATGGTTATAGAAGGATATGCTGTAGTATTTGGTAAAGTGCAGAAAAGAGGATGGCTTACAGAGGTTATAGAAAAGGGAGCTTTTGATAATGCAGATATATCAGATGTATGTTTAAGATATAACCATAGTAATGAATATCCAATATTAGCGAGAACTAGAAATAAAAGTTTGATTTTAGAAGTTGATGATAAAGGCTTAAAAGTAATAGCTACATTAATAGAAACAACAGATAATAGAAATATTTATGAAAGAGTAAAAGCGGGATTATTAGATAAAATGAGTTTTGCATTTACAGTAAGAAAGAGAGAATGGGAAATTTTAAATGAAAATACAGAACATGAAGAAAGCATTCAACATATTACTGAAATAGATAAGCTTTTTGATGTATCAATAGTTGATGAACCGTTTTATGAAGATACCGAAGTATCGGCAAGAGGGTTAGAAGGTGCGAAGCAATTTAAAGAAAAAAGAGATGAAGAAAAATTAATGATAGAAAAAGAAAAATTAAGATTAAAACTATTATTAGTTTAAAATAGTACTTGCTCTTTGGTGGGAGAACTATTGGGCAAGAATAAATAATATATGTGGGATACTATATTATTTATTGGAAAATTAAAAACTTTAAGGTGGATACTAAAAAGTTTTAATATGAAATGTATACAAAAATAAAATAGATAAAAATAAAAAGGAGGCAATAAAATGCATAAAGATTTAATAAGAAAAGAATTAAAAGATATACAAGCTAAAAAAGAAGAATTAAGAAACAATATAGAGACAATGAAAACTAAGGAAGAAGTAGAAAAATATGATAAGGAAATAAGAAGTATAGTTGAAAAAGAAAATAAATTACAGAAGGAGTTAGATGAAATAGTAAGAAATGATGAAGGAGATGCAATAATACCTGAAACAAAACTTACAGAAGAACAAATTAGAAGCTTAAAACCAATTTATACAGCAGGAGAAGAACAAAAAATGAATAAAAGATATGATAAAAATGTAATAGAAAGAGCATGGGCATTAAAAGTATTACAAAGAGAAAACGAAATGGTTGCTGAAGAAAGAGCGGCATTAGAATCATTAATAACAACTACTAAGACATTTACACAAGCAACTTCGTCAACTGTAGGACAAAGTAATGCGGGAGTATTAATACCTACAAGTATAATGGTTGATATTTTAGAAGAAGTAAGAAATGAATCACCATTATTAAAAGATATACCAATGAAAAATTTAAAAGGTATAGCTAGATATCCATATAAAAAAGAATCAAACGGTGGAAAATTTGAAGAAGAAAATAAAGAAGGTAAAAATAAAAATGAAAGTTATGAAATTAATTTTGACTTCTTGGATTTAATTCCTATAAGATTGGCAGTAACAGCTACAATGACAATGGAAATGCTTAATATAACACCAGAAGAATTTGTTGCATACATTAAACAAGAAATAATATTAGATTTAACAGATAAACTTATAAATGGTGTAATATATGGTTCAGGAAAAGATCAATTTAAAGGAATAATACCAGAAGCTACATTAAAAGTAGAAAATGAAGCAGATATATATTTAGCTATAAAAAAAGGATTAAATTTAGTTCCTAAGAATAGAAAACAAAATTCAAAAGTATATGTTTCAGAAGAAATGGCAAATGAATTATTCTTTACAGAAGATACTAATAAGAGACCTAAAGTTAATCCAATTAATTCATTAGGATTAAAACAAATAGCAACAAAACAAATTGAAATTGATCCATATTTAAAAGCAACTGATATTATAATAGGAAATGCTAAAGATTATATATTAAATAATTCATTAGACTTTGAAATGGGAGAAGAAAGATATTTTAGTAAAGGGGTAGTAGATTATACAGCGGCAGGAATGTTTGCAGGTGCGCCAATTCCTGGTAAATTTGTATATATAAAAGTGCCTAATGCATAAAATAGAAAGGAGATAGCATTATGAATGAAGAAACATTAAAACTTGTGAAACAAGCATTAAGTATAGCTGAATCATCAAATTTGAAAGATGAAGAAATAAAAATGTTAATTGAAGCAGGGATTGAAGATTTAAACAGATTAAAGATAAAAACGGATCTAAATAGTAAACTTTATTGTAATGCTATTGTCTTATATGTAAAAGCAAATTTTGGAAATGTAGAAATCAAAGAAAAAGAAAGAAGCGAGAAAGCATATGATAAGATATGTGCCAAATTATCACTTTCAAAAGAAAGGATAGAAGGTAATTAATTATGTATGCAGTAGAATGTAAGCTTATAAGAAAAGAGTATGAAACAGATAATATAGGAGTACAGAAAGAAAAAGAAACGGAAGTTATAATACCTATATCAAGAACAAGAAGTATTAAAATGCAGGAATTTTATGAAGCAAATCTTCAAGGATTAAAACCAACAATAAAGATAATTACAAGTGTATTTAATTATAATAATGAAGATGAACTTGAGTATATGAATGAAAGATATACAATAATTAGGACAGATTCTTATAATATAGACGAAATACAATTAACTTGTCAAAGGAAGCTTAAAGATGGAAATAGAAGCTAAAGATTTTGAAAAGGCTTTTATGAAGATTATGAAAGACATAGGAATAGAAGCAACAGAAATAGTATCTGAAGAAATAGAAAAACTTATGGATATAGGAAATATAAATGTTAAAAAATATTCACCTATAAGAAAATCTAAAAGGCCTAAAAAAGATAGATTAACTCCATATTCAAAGTCTTGGAAGAAACAAAAGTTAAAAATAAGAGATAATCATATAATAGGTAGAGTATATTTGGGAACAAAGAAATATAAGATATCTCATCTTCTGGAATTTGGGCATGTTGATAGGAGTGGAAGAGGTAAAGTTAAAGCTATACCACATATAAGAAAAGTAGAGCTTGCATTAAGGGAAACACTAAGAAAAAATGTTGAAAAAAGGTTAAATGGTAAATAATATGAATATTATTAAAGTTGAAGATATCGTAAAAAGATTAAAAGAAAATAAATTTGAATTTGCTTTCGGGACATATAAAGACACTCTAGATAAAGATGTATATGTAGTGATTGAGGCTAAAGATACAGACAATATATTTGCAGATAACGAAATATATATGGCAATAAAAGAAATTAATTTATATTTGATTCAAAAATATAAAGACAAGAATAAAGAAAAAGATATAGAAGAAAAAATACTTAAAGGTATAACTTGGAATTCTGAAGAATTTGAAAATGATAATGAAGGAATTTATATAGTTAACTATATATTTGAAATAACTGAATTATAGAAAGGAAGAAGAGAATGGATAAAAATAAAATATTATTTGGGATAAAATATGTACATCTAGCAAAAGTAACTAAAGATGATGAAACAGGGATGGAATATGGAGCAATAATTTCATTACCAGGAGCACACAAAATGAGTTTTGAACCAAAGGAAGAAAGCACAGAAATTTATGCAGATAATACAACATATTATGCAGAAAGTTCGACAACAAAAGAAGAAGGAGAACTTGAAGTTGCAATGCTTCAAGATGATATTCTTACAACAATATTTGGAGCAAAAAAAGATGAAAATGGTGCGATTATAGAAGGTTCTGGAGATAAAACATCATTAGTTGCATTATTAGGACAAATAGAAGGTGATAAGTTTGCAAGAAGATTTATAATGTACAAAGTAAAATTAATAAAGCCATCTTTTGAAACAGAAACAACAGGAAGTGAAGGAAAGAAAATTAATACTAGAAAAATTAAGTATACAGCTTATCCAATAGAAAAAAATAACACAATAAAAGCAACATTACCATATTCTGATGAGAAAAAAGAAGCATATAATAAGTTCTTTAATGAAATATATAAACCTAAATTTCCAGAAGCATAAAAAGAATGGAGCGATTAAATGAAGAAGAAGATAGAAATTAATGAAAAAGAATATACATTAAATAGTAATGCATATAATCTTATAGAATATAAGAATTATTTTAAAAGAAATATGTCTAGTGATGTTATTGATATACTTGATGTATCAAGTAAGCTTATAGGTAATGTTTCGAATGGATTAAAAGCTATTAATGGAAAAGAAGATATAAAAGCGAATATGAATACCTGGAGAATATTCATAGAAAGGTTAATTCCTTTAACATGGGTACTTATTGATGAGAAAGAAAGACCAGAATATAAGGAATTTATACAATCTATAGATAATGTGGATATAGGAGATAAATGGTTAATATCTGTAATAGAGATATTAGCCTCATCCATTCTATTCCCAAGAATTAGCTGATTATAATGAAAAAAATAATAAATATAATAATGAAAACGACAATGAACAAGATGAGTTTTTCACAGAACACAAACTAATACGGACTAGCTTATAAAATGAATATAGATACAGAAGGTTTAAAAACTTTTACATATGTAGATATAATTAAGATTTTAATTTCTATGATAGATAATCAAGAAGAAAAATCAGAAAGACAAGCAACTCAAGAAGATATTGATATGATGTGGTGAAAATTAATAGAGAAGATAGAAAAGAAATTTTTATCTTCTCTTTTTTTATAAAAGAAAGGATAATTTTGTTATGGCAAAAGGAATGGATGTAAAACTTACAGGTAATACATCAGAGTTAGAAAAAAGTTTAAGAAAATTAAATGCTGCTGCAAGATTAAGTACTAAAGAACTTAAAGAAATTGAGAAAGCTGCAAATGTAACAAGTGGAAAAGGATATGAGCTTAAAGCTCAAAAAATAGAAGCGCTAAAACAAAAGTTAGAAGTAGCAAAATTAAAATTAGAGGAATTAAACAACCTTGAAAAGAAGTGGGCAGAAGAAGGAGCGATAGATAATAAAAGTAAAGAATATAGAAAAGTTCAGAGAGAAACAATGCTCACTAAAGAAGAGATTAGTAAACTTGAAAAACAAATAAAGAAAACAAATAAAGAGCCGATAATAAATCAAAATACAATTGATAAACTAGAAAATGCCAAAAGTAAATTAAAAAACCTTGAAAATGCATTAGATAAAATTGCAGAAAAAACTAAAATATTTTCTGCAATATCAGCAGGAGCATTAGCTTATTCTATAGCAAAGTCTAATGAATTTGAAGATGCTATGATAGGAGTTCAAAAAACTACAGATATAACAAATGCTGAAATGGTAGAATTTAGTAACACAATAATAAACATGAGTAAACAAATGCCATCATCAGCAACTGAAATAGCAAAAACATTTGAAATGGGAGGACAACTTGGTATAAGAAAAGAAGAACTAAAAGAATTTAGTAAAACTATAATAGATCTTACTAATTCAACTAATCTTTTAAGTGAAGAAGGGTCTGCGGATTTAGCTAAATTTAATAATATTGTTAAATTTACAGCTAAAGATGGAGCTGAGGGATACAGGAAATGGGGATCTGCAGTTACAGCATTAGGTAATAATAGTGCAACAACTGAAAAAGATATTGTATCAATGGCGATGAGACTTGCAAGTGCAGGGAAAAGTGCGGGAATGACATCAGCACAGATTTTATCAGTAGCTGCAACATTATCTTCTTTAGGACTAGAGGCAGAAGCAGGAGGTTCTGCTATGTCTAAGCTTATTGTAAAAATTCAACAAGCAGTAGAAACTGGAGAAAACTATTTGGATGATTTTGCTAAAATTGCAGGAATGTCAAGTAAAAATTTTCAAAAGGCATTTAAAGAAGATGCAGTAGCTGCGATAGATGCATTTATAAAAGGACTGAAAAAACAACAAGACGCAGGGAAAAGTGTATCTGAAACATTAGAAGGAATGAAAATAAAAGAAATAAGATTAACTGATACAATTAGGCGTTTAATGAATTCAGGAGACTTATTAAATAAAACAGTTGAAATAGGTAATAAGGCTTGGAAAGAAAATACAGCATTAACAAATGAAGCAAGTAAAAAATATAGCTCTACATCAAGCCAAATGCAAATGATGAAAAATAGAATTGATGAAAATGCAATATCTATAGGAAATAATTTAAGACCTAAATTATTACAACTTACCGAAGTAGGAAAAGGAATTACTGAATGGTATATGAAATTTGATAAAGATACAAACGGAGCAATAACTAATATATTATTGTTTACAGCAGTATTAACTCCAGCTATACTTGGAATAAAAAATGTGGTATCAGCAGTAAGGACAATGGTAACAGTGTGGAAAAACCTTAATTTAGTTATGATGTCTAATCCCTGGACAATAGGATTAACAGCAACATTAGTAACAGCAGGTGCTGCAATAACATTGTTTACAAATTCTGCAGATTTAGCAGGAAAAAGAACAAATGATTCTTTTAAACAAATGGGAAAAAGTATGGCCGAATATTACAATGAAGCATTTAATGGAGTTAGTAGATATAGTGAAGTTATAGATGCTAATGTAAGAAAAGATGGAGAATATATAAAAACACAAAATGAGGTACAGAGAGCACATACAGAAGCTACTAATATAATAAGGAAAGCTCAAGAAGAAAGAAGATCTTTAACACAGCAAGAACATAAGATTTTATCAGAACATTTAAAAACAATAAGAGAAAACAAAGAAAAAGAATTAAAACTTCTCCAAGATCAAACTAATATATATTATGAAATATCAAAAAAAGAAATACAGAATTTTAATGGTTCTAAACAAGAATTAAATAAGCTATTTGCAGAAAGATATAACACAATTAAAGAAGGAAATGAAAAAGAAGAAAAAGCTTTAAGAGAGGCAAAAGAGATAGAACTGGGGCTTGTTGTTGAGAAATATAGATTTAAAGGTAAATTAAATACAGAAGAGTATAATAAAGAGTATGCTGAAAGAAAAGAACATTATGATAAATTATTAGAGAATTTAATAACTTCTAATAATAAAGAAATGGAAGAAATTAATAGAATAAAATTAAATAAAATAAATGCTTCTTCAGAGTTAAATTCTATATTAGATGGATTAAGAGCACAAGAAAATGAAAATTCAAATAAGTGGATGAATCTAGAAAAGAATCAATTTAATTTAAATAACGATGTTATAAAGGGGTTAGGTTTTTCAAAGTGGAAAGACCAAGAAGATAGAAATAGCCAAATCGATAGGATAAATGCAAAATATCTAGAAAATTTAAATGAAACAGGAAAGAAAGAAGTAGCGGCATATTTGGTTCAAGCTGCAAATGTTGAGTTTTATGGTGGACAATTAGAAGAAAAACAAAAAGAAAATGTAGATAAAATATTGAGAGCACTAGAAAAGTTACCACCACAAACAAGAGAAGTGATGAAAAATGCAATGAAACCAATGGTTGAAGAAATGCAAAAAAAAGAACCAACATTATTTGAAAAAGCAAGTAATATAGCAACAGGAGTATTATCAAGGTTAAAGAAAGCTTTTGATATTCATTCTCCTTCAAGAGAGACAAGAAAAATATTTCAATTTGTAGGTGAAGGTGGAGTTTTAGGATTAGAAGATACAGAAAAAGAATTATATAAGAAGATAGAAGAAATCTCAGCAAATGCGTTACAGAAGTTTAGAAACTTAAGCAAAGTATCAATTGATATGGGATTAATTCCTAGAATAGGGGAGATTCCAAAATTACCTGGAAATATAGAAAATCATTTACCATTTAATAAAAATACAAATAAGTCTATAGTGAATGCTCCTAATATAACAATAAATGTACAAGAATTAGATGAATATAATATGAAAAAAGCACTAGATTATATTGATAGAAGATTTGGAGGTAAAGTATATGGTTAGACAATTTATAATGCAAAATGATTATGGTGAAATATTTGACCTTATGAATATAGATAATGGATGTATATTTGCAGAACCTCAAGGATTGGGAGTAAGTTATACTGTAGAGTTCTATAAGATAGGTACAGCATATATAGTAAATAATAAAGAATTAGTACAAAGCTCTATAAGTGGTAAATTATATTTTAAAGATTATACAAAATACCAGGATTTAAGGGAATATATAAAAAAATCTAATAATATAAAATTAATATATAAAATACCTATAGGAGGACAATATGATGAATATTATAAGGAAATAATAATTCAAGAAATAACAAAAACAGAGCTTTCAACAAATAAACTTCTAATTAGTGATATTCATATGAAAGGATTGAGTAATTGGAGAAAAGAAGAAACAATAGTTCAATTAAATAAAATACTAAGTAATAAAAGAATAAAATGGAATTTTAAATGGAATTCTAAATTTGGAGCAGAAAGAAATAAATATATATATAGAAATAATTCTAATTTAGATGCAGGATTTGTAATAGAATTAACAGGAGAAGTAATAAGTCCTGTAATAGAAATAAGAGATGAACAAGATAATATAATAAATAAAGTAAGATATAGCGGCACAATAGCAAGTAATGAAAAACTGATATATTCAACTGTAGATAATGAATTATATTTTAAAAAAGTTAATAATGAAAAACAAGAAGAAAATTTATTTCAAACATTAGATTTAAATGGATTAAATTTTAATAAAATGAGACCAGGAATAAATAAGATAAAAGTAACAGCAAATAATGAATTAAAGAACATAATTATTAAAGTTTATCCAGAAGAAGAAATGGTTTAGAATTTAGTAAAAACAACAAAAAAACGACCGATTAAAATCGATTTTAAGGCGTTTAAAAAATTGTAGCAATATACTTTTATACCTTAAAAATAAAGATTTTTATTAATATAAATAAAAAATAGAAAGGAAAAAATAAAAAATGATAGTAGGACACACATTTGAACTTCAAACTTTTGAAGTTGAAGCATTTTCTGCATTTGTAAATTTATTTTTAAATGAATCTTCAGGAATAATAAGAGGATGTGAAATAACAGCTAATGGAAAGAATATATTTATAAATGAAGGTTTAATGATAATTGCGGGAAGAATAATAGAAATAAAAGGACAAGAAAAAAGAGAAATAAATACAAAAGGATATCATGTACTAATAGTAGAAATTAATTTAAATGCACAAAATACAGAAGAAAAATTAAACCAAGTAAATATTAGAACTATATATGGAAATGATGGATATAAAACAACATTAAAAGAAGATATAAATAATAAAGGTAAAACATATCAATTTGAATTAGCAAGATTTAGATATGATGATGTACAAAATAGAATAATAGATTTAAAAGTAGCTAATACAAGAATAGAATACAAAAATATACTTAAAATATTAGAAGAAGAAGTAAAGAAAATAAAAACAGGTGCTGAAACTGTATTAAAATCTACCTTTGATGAAACATTAAAAAATTATATTAAAAAAGATGAGATAAGTATAAAAAATGGTAAAAATGAGCCAACATTAGATCAACTTAAAGAAGGCGAAATATATATTCAATGGACTGAATAGAAAATAGAAAGGAATAAAAATGGCAAGAATAAATGAAGCATATTTAGTAAGAGACCATGCACTTACAGACCAGGTAAGAATTAGTATATATTATGATGCAATAAGGGGAGTTATAAGAGGAACTGAACCAGTAGAAGACTTACAAAGTACGGAAGTATGTTATAGATTTTTTGTAAGAGCATATTTAAAAAGTTCTAGCTCAACCTTTTCATATCCTATATATTTCGGAGGATTAGAAATACAAAGCCTTAATGTGTTTGGACCAGACACTATAAAGCGGAAATGAAAGAAAGTTTGATAAATGGTATACGCTTCCTTGGTTTTCAGTGCATCAACCTGGAACATCTTCTCCTGGAGTTAGGTTAATAGTTAGAACATCATATAAAAGTTTAACTTTAGATACTGGATATATAAATATAGCAGCACCAGAAAGAACTATTATAGATAACCCACCAAGGGTTCAGATAGATAGAATTGTAGCCTCTGATTTAAATGAACTTTCTATATATTGGAGACATATAGGAGGTAATGATATAAAAGAGCTTCAGTATAATATACTAGGACAATGGCATAAAGCGTTTACTCTTGATAATCCTTTTAAGTTAAAAGCTTTTATATTGCCAGACAGACAATATGGAATTAAGATAAGGGGAGTTGATAGATTTGACAAAATAGGAATCGAAACAAATGAATATCCAATAAAGTCAAGGGACTATCCTAAAATTCTAGAAATGAAAGAATTTATATTATCTATAAAAGAGCCTATAAAGTTAAAAATAAAAGATTTAAGTAGTTATTATAAGACAGTGCTAGAGATAGGAGATAACATCAAAAGATTAATAACAAAAGAAGATGAAAATATACGACTTACAAATGAAGAAATAGAAAAACTATACAGAAAGTATGGAGAAAATATTAAGCTTATTTTAAGAACTTATGGGCAGGTATATGAGAATAATACTTTTGTAAATAAAGAATATGAAGATATACATATAAAGAAAATACAATCGAAAGGGAATCATAATACAATTAGAATAAAAAAAGATAATAAAATAAGAAAAGGAATAGTATATATAAGAAAAAATGGAGAAATAAAAACAGGGATAATTTATATAAGAAAAGGAAATATAATAAAAAGGGGAATTTTATAGATGGAAATATATATATTAGATTATTTTACATTACAGATTAAATCAATAAATAAACCTATAGTAAATGACCAGGGAGAAGAACGATATGAGATAAACTTAGATGAAGAAACAAATGCAACATCTGAAATATACTTAGAATATAAAGAAGGAATAAAAAAGGGAAATTATTTACTTATAAATGGATTGTACAAACAGTTTTTATTTATCATTTCGGGAGTAGATGGAGAAGACAAAAGTCAAATAGTAAAAGTTTCATTGAAACATATTTCAAATATATTTGATAAAAAGATTATTGAAGAACCTATAGGGAATTTAAGTATAGAAGAATATATAAAAAGGAATATAGAGAAAAATTATACAAATACAGATGATAGACTTAATAATTTATCTTATATAAATATAATAGTAAAAACAAATACACAAGCGTTAGTAAAGACAAATTCAGAAGATGGATTATTTAATCTTCATACATATATAACTAATTGTAGACAATATAAAAATATTAGAACAAGTTTTATTTTTAAAGATGAAAAATTGAATATATATATAGAAAGAAAAGAAAATAAACAGATAAAAATCGATACAAATGTAGCTGAAATACTTGAAGTAGAAACAACAGAAGAAGAAGAGTTAATAACAAAAGTTGAAGCATATATAAGAAATAATAAATCAAAATATTATTTATACTTAAAAAGTGATAGAACTACAACAGAAAATCCAAATGATACTTTAAGAATAAGAGGAAAGACAGAAGTTATAACAGCTGATACATTAGAAAATGCAAAAGAAGAAGCCTTAAATACTATTAGGAGAAATAGATATAAGCATCTTATAGAATTTAAAATTCCAAAAAGAAGTAAACTTATAGATGTAGAAACACTAGAAATAGGAGATGAAATACAGATAAGAGTAAAAGATGTGAATTATTTTAGTTATATATCAGGAATAAGTATAAAAGATAATGAACTGGTATACTTTAAATCACGGAAATTTAAGAAATAGATTAACAGATAAATTAAACCAGCAAAAAGAAACAATACGGAAATAAACTTGATACAACGGGTGGAAATATAACGGGAAATTTAACAGTAGGAGGAAGTAAAGTAGTAACAGAACAAAATATAAAAGAGATACTTAATGATGTTAAGTTTGTTATACCACAAGGAGATAATAGAAGAA